TCACTTCGTTGTTTGCTGTTTGTTTGCGAGCCATTAATTTTCCCTAGCATATGAGATTTGTTAAATTTTTTGCGTTAATACGAACTGAAACCCACTTGTTATAATATGAATCGGTTAATAGTGCATTTCTTAGAAATATCTCATATGTTTCTCTGTATGAGCATTCTGATCTAGATTTGCAAAGATATAAAATTGTTCTAGTGAAGTTCTCCTCGCCATGTTGTTTTACATCAGCCTTCAATTCATCGGACGATGACCAATAGTTCTCCCATCCTGATGACAGACGAACCTTTTTAGTTTTACCTTTGATTTGTTTTCTACCAGACTTGGTAAAGAATTTTTTGCCAACATATTTTCTACCATCTAATAAGTTTTCAATTAAATATACGAATCCAAAATATTCATCAACTTGGTTTTCCGTAAATAATAAACCATTATAACACCAATTGTTCATTTTTTTTCTTTCGGTTGGGGTATTTTCTTCCTGTGGAAGCAATTCGTCTTTTTTCATTGCTTTCAGGAGATTGTTTTCGTCCTTTCATAATAAGAGATTGTTTTCTTTTTTGTTCTTCCGATTTAGGTCTTCCTTTATTTGATAGACCAATCTTTTTCCTATGTTCCTCAGATTTTGGTTTATGATTTCCTTTAGCCAAAGTATTACCTTTCATTAATTCTGAGCGCCTTTTGCAAAACTCTTCCGAAAGCTTTGTTCCTGGCCTTGATCCACCTTTGCCACCCGGAGCAATATTCCATCCTAAATTAAAGAATGGCCGCAATTCATATTCCTTCTCATAACAATCTTTTTCATCACCAAAAAAAATAACCTCGACAATTGTATCATCTTGCAACAATACTTCTTGTAATAGGTTATTTTGGTGTTGTCCTTTTTTAGCTGCATTTTTATGCCGATATATTCTACCAGAAAAGTCTCTCGCCACACCAACATAACCTTCTTTGGTTATATCTGTGTGGTGTAATTTTCTTATCCAATATAATGATGATGTTTGCATTTTGATTACCTCCAATACTATATAGTATTTTAGTAATCTAGTAAACAAAGGTTAGTCAATAATCCTCGTCATATTTTCGCCTATATCTTCTTCTTTGAATTCTTCTGTTGTATTATGATAAAACCACACTAATCATCATCCTCTTCGTTCACATTTTCTTTGGGTATATTTTCACTATCTAAGAGTATGTACTCTGAGCAAAATGGACAATAAATTGGATCGTCATCACATTTACTCACATCGTATTTGATTGTGAAGGATGAATTACACTCTTCACAGCTATGTGCCAATGTAGTCATCAATTACACCATGAAGATTTCTTTTCACCAAAATAAGGTCTGGCATGACCATTGGCGATTAGCATTGCTGATAATCTTTGACCATTAACAATTACATCACCCAATACACGACCACCATACTTGTCATGTGAATTTAATTCAATAACAACTGGTAGATTGGATTTGTATGCTTTGTTTAATGTATCTTTGGTGAATTGTGATGCTTGCTCTGCGGCAGCTGCTTCTTGTGGGCATGATGCTCGATGCCCTTTTTCTGGTGTATCAACTCCAAGAACACGAATTGACAACTTCTTTGGTAATGGATCAGGCATAAATGGTGCATTGAATTCAACTGTGTCACCATCAATAACTCTAGTGACTGGCCAATTATATGGATTTGCTAATGCATTTGAGCCAACCATAATGAGTACAGCTGATAGATATAATTTAATTTTATTCATGTTCTTATATTAGATGAGCCCACCGTGATGGGCTCTTTTAGTTTACTTAAATGAGTGTCTCAGGCCGATTGCAAATTGATTACCATCAAATGGACTTATACGATTTTGTCCCTCTTGACGGCGATAGTCAAATGTTGCTGCTAAATTTTCATAAACTGGCACAGAAGCACCAACACCAGCAGTAAGGGCATAACCATTTGAACTGGTTTGATTATTCAAATATGCAGCACCACCTTTAACTGCGAGAGTAACAGAATTAACTTTAGCAATATCATATGAACCAACTAAAGAATAACGGTCTTGATAGTTTGCGATTTGAGCAAATCTGTTGTAATCTACTTCAACACCAAATTTACCAAACTTTTTACCAACTGTTACATCATAGCCTGTGCGATCTGAATAGTCACGAATATCATTCATATTAACTTCAGTAGCTGATACGGATAATGCCAATGTTGTCAATGTTGCAAATAAAACTCTCTTCATTTCTTTATTTGATTATACTTCTTTGAAATTATAGATTGCACTTTGTTTTGTATCTTTTTTGCCCAAGACGGCTGTGGTAGATTCCAACCCACAAATGTGCCTACTACTATCCAAAATAGTGGATCTAACGTAAATAGTGTGTCTAACATATTAATTCCTTTTTTAATTTATACCGCAAACGATGAACCACAACCACACTTGTTGGTTGCGTTAGGATTTTCAATCACAAAATTAGCACCCATCAACTCTGATTTGAATTTAATTGTTGAGCCTTGTAGATATTGCATACTCATTGCATCAATCAACACTTGTATCTTATTGCAACCTTCCACAATAGGAAATTCAAAGTCATCTTCACTCTTCTCTGATTCCCACTTGAAACCATATGAGAAACCTGAACAACCACCGCCTTGAACAAACACTCTTAGGCCTTTAATGTTTGTATCATTTTGATCTATATATAACTCGGTGATTTTTTCTTTTGCTGATTCGTCTAGTGTTATCATCTAGTTAGTCTTGCTAGTTTTAGATGTCTGAATATTGTCAACCACATCCAGCCTATATCAAATTCAAACCAATTTCTACTGAGTTTGGGATTTGCAGGTGCTGCATGGTGATTGTTGTGCAACTCTTCTCCACCTATTATGATGCCCCAAGGTACGATATTGGTGCTGTAATCATTGGTGTTAGCATTACGATACCCAAACCAATGTCCAGTACCATTTACTATTCCTGCAGCCCAAAATGGAATCCATATCATTTGAATTGCCCATATTAATAAACCCACCCATGAAAAACAAAGTAAATTTATGACTAATAACAAAGTAATTCCTAAACGACTATGTTTAATATATACATTTCTTTCCATCCAATCATCAGGAGTACCAACACCATATGAATCAACCATGACTTTATCTTTTGATGCTGCATGATATAACGCTGCTCCTTTGAGCAATACTTTCCAAATGCCAAAAACATGCGGGCTATGTGGATCTCCTTCTATATCAGTCTTTTGATGATGTTTGCGATGTATGGCTACCCATTGTTTAGTGACCATGCCTGTAGTCAACCACAACCAAAAACGCATGAAGTGGCTTAATACGGGATGAAAAACAATGCCTTTATGTGCCTGTCCTCTATGTAAAAATAGAGTGACACAAATAATAGTTATATGAGTAACTATAAGTGTATATAGAATTAAGCCCAAACTGAATCCCAATTGCCACTCAAGGCGCCTTTCGCATAATCAGTTGCTCTGTTCTCAAAGAAGTTTGTATGTGTTGGTGCGTTAATCATTTCTTCTACCCATGGTAATGGATTCTTTTTGACTTTGTATATGCCTTTCATACCAAGACCAATAAGTCTTCTGTCGGCAATATATCGAATGTATTTTTTAACATCTTCGCTATTTAGGCCTTCCATTTCACCCATATTGAACGCAAGATCAATGAATTTATCTTCCAACTCAACCATTTTTTCAGCGATAGTGTAAATAGATGATTTAAGTTCATCATTCCAAATCTCGGTGTTCTCGTGGATATAGGTCTTAAACAACTTCATCATAGATTCAGAGTGCATAGTGTTTCCTGTGACAGAAATCTTATTATTTGATCTGATGAAAAATGATTTTCCAGGAACAGCCAAGCAATAAAAATTCTTAGGTTCATGCTCCAGTTTAGTTTTACTGATTGCTGATGTTTCACATTCAATAAACTTATTATCAACAATAACACCCCCAGCAATGTTTGCTAGAGTTTGAAATGCACGTTCAATACTATTTTCCATTAGAATTCCTTTGTTTAATTGTTCTGCCCATACGCCAACCTGTTGGTATGTCATCATTGCGTTTTATTACTTTAGAAATTTGATCATTTGTAATCCAAACTCTATCATGTTTCTGTATCATGCCACGAAAATATCCCTCTGGAGGAATATCCCAACTTTTTATTTTTAGATTACTTATTCCATTATTATAACAAACATCACCTTTTATTTTTTCAGAAATTTTATCTTTTGATTCTTGTGTGTGTGTTGTAAATTTTTGCACATCGTCTCCGCGACCCTGCTTCCAACCCTCTGGTATAATATCACCCACTCTAGACAATATAGTGTTTATTCCGTTAGTTATCCACACATTACATCCAATTCTATTCTTGCTTGCCATCCTCATATTTTCGAGCGAAACACCTTCGTGAATTCTACCACGATTATCTGGTTGTATTCTTGCGTATTTCATTCTAGCTATTGCACGTTTCAATTTATCGCCGACATATACATTAGAACCATTCAGTATCTTTGTTTGTCTAACCTTTTCAGTTATCACACTTTTCATTTCTTGAGAATAACCCGCCATAGTATTTCCGCCTGTACCACCAACAGATAGGTTATAATTGTTATTCATTTTACAAAAGGCCTCAGTAACAATTTCTCTCTCTTTATTTCTAGCTAAAATCAAGTCATCATATATGAATAGCGTTTCCCTGACAAAATTCTGTTGACCATATTTTTTAATTGATGTGTTCAGCAGAATACCTGAACCAAGATATCCATCAAACTCAAAACCCTCTTGTTTATGGATGCCTATATAAATTTTATTATTAGTTAAATTTGTCGTTTTATATACAATATAGTTCATCATACCTCCTTACCGTTACTTGGACTATAGTATTTAGTAAAAATAATAGTTTAGGTCACTAAATTTAAGTAATATTCTACAGCTTCTTTAGCCCACATTGAAGAAACATGAGGTATTTTATCATATAACCATGTTTCGTCTAAATCTCCAGCAATTATCATTTCTATAGATAATTTATCCTCAGCTGTTAAATAATCATCTCCAATAACTTTATTTCCAGAAACAATAAGTGTTGCGTTATCTGGACAATCCAAGGCCTTTACTTCACCAACAGTTCCATCATCATTCATAATAATCATTCTATGATTTGGTGATACATGCTGATGGATTGTATCCGACTCAAACACGAATGACGAATCTCTAATTACATGTTGAATCTTGCTTGGATTTACAAAGGATGTTTCTTTTGTGGACATATCATATTGAATAATTTTATCAGACAAACACAATAGTTCAATTGGAATCCAACCACTCTCAGATAATACTTCTGTTCCTTCGATTACCGCTTCATCAACAATCGACCATGTAATAATTTGACCCATGCCTTTCATTTTACCTGTTCTTGGAAAATTCAACAACATAATGAATGAGGAGAACAACTGCATACCTTCAGTGAAGGCACTAAACACAGCAATATGTCGCGCTGTATTCTCCTTAGTGCCATTCTTACCTGAAATGTTCATTACATAATCGTGTTTGTTTTTCATCTCCTGATACTGCATAAACTCATTGTATGTTTTATCAGGCAATCCTAGTGTCTCAATCAAATGTGAATATGCGGCAATGTGTAGTGCTTCTCTTGCAGCAAAACCCATTAACATCATTCGCACTTCAGGCTGTGGAAAATATGGCAGATAATTCTTTACATAACCGCCTGCAACATCGATATCACCTTGTGTGAAAAATCTAAAAATGTTTGTAAGAAAATATTTCTCAGCTTGAGATAGTCTATTCTTCCAATCTTTCACATCTTCTGCCATTGGTACTTCAGTATGCAACCAATGGGATTGTTCGTGTTTTAACCATGCATCGTAGCACCAACCATACCGAAAGGGCTTAAAGTAAGTTCTTTCATCTGTTAATTTTAATTGATTATGTGATTTTTCCATATTTTTTACCTTTTTTAATCATCCTTTTTCTCATACATTACTGTGTTTGTGTCGCCAAGAGCCCATTTAGAATCAGTTTCTACTGACCATCGTTTAGTGGCTACTCTAAAA